GCAAGCGATCTAGCAACCGCCAACATATATGGGTCTTCTTTACCACCTAACTGGGTGATAATAGTCTGCACACCCTTAACGGCTTCTTTGGTAGTACCCAGCGCGTTAGCGCGTTGGGCTAACAGAATGCTTTCTGGGACCTTAGTACCAGTATAAAAGGTCATGTATGTAGTAGCCACGTTTAGCCAACTTTCCAGTTAGTACCGTCTGAATACACAGGCACTTTAGTTGACCCGCCACCCGCCACCGTGGTACCAAAAGTTGATACAGAAGAGTCTGTTACAAACGACCTTGACCCCGCGCCAACAATAGACGCACTAGGTAGATTAGCCACCGTAACCGGGGCGGTTGTTTGTAGCTGCCCCAGAATATTATCTAACCGGTTGAAGTACAACCGTAGAGTGTTTGTTAGCTGGTCACCAAACTGCTGGTTATAATCTACGGGCGCGTTCGGTAGGCGAGGCGCTGCAACCCGCGACAAAACATCGTTGGTTGTAACTACATAGGTCACGGCTTTGCTGTTTTAACTAAGGCGATCATCTAAATTTCGCTGTTTTCTTTGCAATCGTTTTGGGCTGCGCCACAAACTGCTTACCCGCTTTCTTGCCTTCACGTTTTGCTTTGGTTGTTGCAGCGTACTCAGAAGAACTAAGACTGTTGATCGCAGCCTCTGGCAGATACCGTTCCCCAGTTTTGCTGGAGGGCTTACCACTCTTGGTGCGCCATTTCTGGTCGCCCCAATTTTTAAGAGATTGCTGCGGCGGCTTCAATCCCTATACCCCCCACCAGCCGCCTTGTATTTCTTAGCTACAAGCTGTGCTTTACGGGCTGACCATTGACCTGCGCCTGTACCGTGTGTTGCCGCAGCTTTTACCTGAGACACAATCCGCTTACGAAGACTGGGTTTCGTGTAGTTGCCAGCAGCATTTACCCCGCCGCCTTCAGCGTATTGAAGAGGGTCATTACGTTTTGCAGTGGGCATCTTGCTGGGGTTGATGTCCCCCATACCCCTACTGAATCTCATTTTAGCAAGTCCGTCCGCCGCCAGCCATACGAACCATCTTACCTTTGGTTTTACCCTTGGACTCGATACCGCCGCCTTTAGCCATAGCGGGCATACCGCCCATACCGCCCATACCACCCATACCACCCATAGGCATTCCGCCCATAGGAGCTTTAGGACGCTTAGCCATTGCGGGGGCCTTGGGGGCCTTGGGAGCCTTGGGAGCCTTGGGAGCTGGAGGCATCATGCCTTTCATAGCACCGCCTTTAGCCATCTTACCTACACCGTCAGCCGCAAAACTAGGAACCATTTTGCCGCCCTTGTTGACCATAGGCATACCGCCGCTTGCATAACCTTTCATATCATCACCTTTAAATTTGCGGCCCTTATCAGCCGTTGAAAAGTCCTTGCCCACGGACTGGGGTACGCCAACTTTCTTGGCAAAACTGGGGCTGTGGGCTACAGCCTCCATAAAATTATGTTGTTTCTTGCTGGTGCTAGGCACTTAACACACCTTACCGCGAGTTTTACCTCGTTGAACGCAACCGTCAGCACGTGAAGATACTGAACCACCCTTAGAAAAAGTTTTAGCCTTTTCACGGTTAGCAGTGGCTTTCTTCGCCATGTTTGCTTTGCGCTTAAGAGCTGCTCGCTGCTCGTCTTTATCTTTCGTATCCGGTGTATCCGGCAACGGACGTGGAGGTCGAGCTTTGCTGGAAACATCACTCGTAATCGTTGTTGGAGGCTTAGCTGGTGCTGGCAATGCTGGTGCTTTAGCTGGGGCAGGGAGTTCTAACTTAGCTTCTGGTGGACGTTGTGGAGTGCGTTCACCCCTTATCCTGTTTACAAACTCTTTACCCGCACCAAGTGCAAGCCGCGCAAGTTTCCCCGGACCCGGAAGAGTCTCTACGGGCTGAAGCGGCCTATCAATCTTTTGTAATCGAGTAATCTCTGCAGCTTTTTCTGCGGCTGAGGGGGGTGGTAGTGCTTTAGAGCCTGACGAAGGCAAAGATTTAGGAGCCTTGAACTCCATCTTGGGCTTGTCTTCTACCGGAGTGACGGGCGTCAGCGGTTTATTGCTAGTAGCCACCACGCGGGATGGGCTAGTACGTGGAGGGGTTGCACGTTGAGAAGCTGCTGAAGGGCGGGCACGGAACAGATCGTCCGGTTTGCGGTTGTCCTCTTCTGCTGCTCTTGCTGTATCCGCAGGAGTTTCTTCGGAGACGTCAGCTGGTTTCTCAGGTGCTGGCTCTGGTCTTTTAGGGGGTGATGGTTTTTCCCCGCGATTGGGCTTTACCAATTCCGATGAGGGAGCCGAGGGGCCAGCTGAGGAACCAGCTGAAGATGAAGATGGAGATGAAGATGAAGTAGATGAGGATGGTGATCCCGCAGGTTTGTCTGCTTTCTGTGCTTTTTTAGGGCCTTCACCGTATGTTACGTATCCATACGTGCTACGTACGCGCTTACCTTCTGAATCACGGACATACCCACCCTCTGGAGTATCTGGGGTGTCTGGGGTGTCTTCAAAGTCAGAGTCGCTATCAACCCCGCCGCCTTTGCTATAGCTCTTAAATTTTACTGGCTTTCTCATTGGTGTTTCTCCATCAGTCGATCAATCTTAGACTCAAGACGATCAAGGCGGTCCATTACTCGATTGATGTCCGCGTGGACTTCAGTTTTAGTCACATACTCTCGGGCGATCTCTTCGCGGGTCTTGTTAATCAGTACTTGAAGGCGTTTTACCTCGTCATACATGCTCTTGAGGATGAACCCAACCGCGCTTATGCCTACCGAAAGGATCGCGTTCCAGATTGTGTGGTCCATATCCACCTCAACAATTCCACGCCCGCAGGCTTTTGTTAATCCGGCTGTTTGGGTCTTTGGCTGTTTTGGAGGAAGTAAGTTTCGATTTCATGCCCTCCATCCGGGCGCAAAAGCTCTTCCTTCTCCCGGCGTCTGCGGTCGTTTTTGGTTTCGGCGCGGGGGGCTTTAGATTCATCCCCTGCGCTTTTGCCGACGCGCGACCCTTCGCGTTCAGACCCCCCTTGGGGTTCTTTCCTTCTGCTCTTTGCCATGCGGGAGAACTAGCCATAAAACACCGTAGCAACGTCGATGTTGCTCATATGAGCGTACACGGTTTGTGTTGCCAAAATACCCTCGCCCGGAAGCAAGAAATAGTTTTGATACGTATCGCCAGCGGTAATTTCAAACGTCAATAACCAGTTTCCGTTGGTTACATACACACAATTAGCGCCAGCAGTGATACTCGCACTATTGGGGCTAGTGAGGGTAAATGAATTTGCGTCTACTCGTGTGATGACGTAGTTACCGGAAAAGGCTGCGCCACCCGTACCCAGAGCAAAAGCAATCCCAATTCTATCGCCCGTAGCCAAACCATGTGAAGATTTTGTAACCGTTACCGTTGCGCCTGATTGAGCGTAGGTTGCAGTAGTAACGGGGGCTGTTGAAGTGCTAAAAAGGTCAAACTGTCCCGCGTTTGCGGTGCCTTTAATAGAAACCGATTTAACACGCGAACGCGGTTGCAAAACAATAAACCCGCTTTGGTGTAGATGTCCAGATAGGACGTCAGTTTGCATAGTTCCCATATGATCTCCTACAAGGGGGCCGAAGCCCCCCTACTTAGTTTAGACGGATGCAGGGAACTGATTGCCGTCCGAATTAGCTACAGTGTAGATAATCGTATACTGAACGGTACCAGCAGTTACAGCAGCTACAGTCGGGGTCATCGTGGCAACAATCCTAACGTCCGTTGGGCCAATACCAATCCCGTTAGGCGATGCGTTCGAAGCGACACCAGACCATGCAGCGAGTTTGGCAGCAGCGTTGCTGACAGCAGCGCGGCCTTGAGCCGTAACATCAGTCGAAGCCCAATACAGAGCAGCCGTCGTGCCGTCGCCAATCGTGACGTTAGCAGCGGTAGAACCCGTAAAAGCAACCAGCGTATCAATGTGGATGAAGTGAATCTGAGCGCCAGCAGGAAGAACACAAATGGTGTCGGTAGTTGCCGAAGCAGCTTGACCGGTGTAGTTCTTTTTGAACGTCTGCGATACAAGCGTTGCGCCGCAGTTCTCAATAGTGCCGACGGACGTGCCAGTGGTGTTGCGGACAGTGCCAAGCAACCAAGGGCCAAGGTGAGTAGCGAAACCCATAATAAAATCCTCAATTCAAAACTTGCTATCTTTGAGGTAAGTCCGCCTAGTCGGTTAGCAAGTCGAGTGGTCTAGGTGTGAACATTTATAGCATACAACATACAAAAAGAAAAGGGGGCTTGTGGCCCCCTTCCCCATACCTAGATCAGGTCGATCCGGGCGATCCAAACATACCAAGAGGATCAGACCAACCGAACGAATAACGCTCGCGGGCCTTGTAACGGACGTTACCCGTGTCAAAGTCTCCATCCATTCCGGTGCTCATCGGAGTACGGACAAAGTGCTTAAGACCGTTAGGAACATCAGTCGTAAGGAACCATGCGTTGGTGTCGGTCAAGAAGTGATTAACAACATAACCATCAGGGATTGAACCCATCTGCTTGAGTGCGTTGATGTCGTTGTCAGTCGTACCAACACGGAGTTCGGTATCCATCAAACGCTTTGCAACGAACTGCAATGCTGGAGGAATAATCATCTTCTTTGGCTTAGCGGCGATCAACAGGCCACGCTCGTCGGTCCATGCGGCGATCTGAATAACTGCAGCCTCAAGAGAGGTCTCATTCAGGTCAACACCGGTCGAAGGGCGGTTGCTGTTGGTAGCACCGTTAACAAGCGGGTGATCCGTTGCAAACAAAGATTTTCCGTCGCCACCGAGGTAGGAAGCAGAGAAACCGTTGTTAAGCGTGGAAGCACCTTTGACTTGCTTGGTGTAAGCCATAGCGCGTGCGAGGGCCTTGGTGTAACGAGCCGAGAGGCTGTCATACAGGTTGTCCTCAACAGCTTCTTCCGTAAGAGCGAAACCAAGGGCGATAGTCTCGTGGCTGTACCGCGAGGTCCATGCTTCTTGAGCGTTGTCATAAATGATAGCCGCGCCTTCGTTTTTGACCGGAGCAGCACCAAATGTTGACAACTTGGTCTCTTCTTCGAAAGAACGCTCAGAGCGCTCGATCTCGTAAAATTCCTTGTGCTCTTCACCGTAGCGGTTGTACTCAACACCAAACAAGGCATTGAGGCCGGGGAGAAGTTCTTTAAGTAGTTGTGAGCGTGAAATAGCCATAATTTACTCCTTAGACGCCGGTAGCGAAGTAATAAGAATGCGTACCGTGGTTAAACTTAACAATCAAGTCCGGAAACGCATCCGTTGCGGACTCTTCTGCTACGTCAACAACACGCATAGCGAGGGTAGCGGTGTTTGCCAAAGAACCACCGTTAGCACCAACAACGAGGTTAACCGTAGAGTTACCCGTGGAAGTACTACCGCCGAAGTTGCCCAGAGCTGCGTTTTTACCAACAGCGCCAGCAGCGCCATTAGTCAACGTACCGAAAGCTGCGCTACCTTGGACGTAGAACAGTGCATCAGGATCATCTACAACACGGATGAACACATCAGCGTAACCGGCAGTGATAGCGCCAGACGGCAAATATTGAGCGTACTGAGGCTGGTACAGCGC